ACATCTTTTACTATAGAGGGATGGTTATTTAAGTTTGCCGAAGAACCCGCAGGAAAGATTTATAAGATAGATACGTCGTTCACGGCACTTTCAGATCTTGAGGCCAAATATGAAACAATGCTTTCATATGTTGATATAGAACTTAATACTGATACATTTATAGTTTCTGGTAGGCCACAGGTTAAAACTGTTGATCCTTGGATTATGATACCTTGTATTAATGATAAGGGGGTAACAGTTTATGGTACATGGTTTGATACACTATGTTCGTTGTATGTAAGTGGTTCTCCAGGAGTATACTCAAACATGTCATGGTATGATCCTGCTAGTGGAAATAGTAAGATTTCTGGTATGTACCCAGGATTTTCTGGGATAGAAATTGATTCTTGGGACTTGTCCAATGATACCACCATAAGTTTTACCATGCCAAGTGCTATAAGTGCTGGTTATGTAGATATTATAGCATTTAATGAGGCGGGATATGGTATTTTAACAGAAGACGCTATACGGCCAACACTTAATCCATACGTTTCTGGAACACCAGAGTATGATAATTATGTAGAATATCAGCATCCATGTGTTTCAGGTGTAAGAGTTGACCCGTTTTATTACTATTGCAGCTAAATACTTTAGGAGATAATTATGCCATCAAAATATACACCAAATAGGAATGTAAAGGGCGGATCATTTATGGATCAGCTTTTAGCTAAACTTCCTTATACATATAGAATTATAAATGATATTTCATCAATGAATCCAAAGTATGAGGACTTTCACGATCTTACAAAGAGGAAAGAAGAAAGAATTGCTCAACAGTCTATTATAGCTCGTGACGAAAAGCAAGATATTGCCAGCGGACAAGGCGCAATACTTATAAACAAAGATTATCACACATACATGTATGCAAACATGGATGTTGATAAGATTCGTAGACTTCAGCAATATAGAAGAATGGCTGCATATGCTGAATGCTCAGATGCTATAGATGAAATTTGTGACGAGACGATTGTAAAGGATGCAGAGGGAAATATAGTAAAGGTAGATATAGAAGGATCATATAAAGATAATATAAAGAAAGAACTTAAAAAAGAGTGGCAGAAGTTTATTAATGTATTTAAGTTGGAAGATAAGGGGTGGGAGTACTTCAGACAGTTTCTTATTGACGGTGAACTTTTTTACGAGAACGTTATATCACAGAATCGTCCAGACCTGGGTATTCTAGGTGTTGTTAGCATACCATCAGAACTTATAAATCCAGTTTATGATAACGTACAAAACTCTTTGATTAAGGGGTTCTTACTTAGAAGGGCAAGTCCAGAAGGCAAGCAAGGTGCCACAAATCAAAAAGAGGAAGTTATAGTATTTGATAAAAATCAGATAACATATATACATTCTGGTTTATGGAATGAAGATAGAACACTTCGTGTTCCATATATTGAAAATGCACGAAGAGCATATAAACAATTATCACTTATTGAAGATTCAATAGTTATTTATCGTCTTGTTCGTGCACCTGAACGCCTTGTGTTTTATGTTGATGTCGGAAATATGCCAGCACCAAAGGCAGAACAATATCTTCAAAAACTTATTCGTCAATACTGGTCAAGGAAAACATATAATGGACAAGGAAAGAGCATACAAAATGTATATGATCCACAGTCTATGTTGGATTCTTTCTGGTTTGCTAAAAAACAGGGACAAGAAGGAACTAAGGTTGATGTACTTCAAGGCGGTGAAAATCTTGGACAGTTGGACGATCTTATGTATTTTGTTAAGAAGTTATATAAGTCCCTTAAGGTTCCAATTGGAAGACTTAATCCAGAAGACACATTTAAAGATGGAACTGAAGTTACCAGAGAAGAATTACGGTTCGCTAAGTTTGTAATGCGTCTACAGAGACAATTTGCAATGTCATTAAAGGATACATTTGTTGTTCATTTAAAGTTACGTAAATTTTGGGAAAAGTACAAACTTAAAGAACATAATATTATACTTACATTTAATACACCAACACAATTTATGGTTATGCGTGAGCAACAGGCATTCAACCTTAAGTTTGAAAACTATAATAACATGGGTAATAATGAATTGGTGTCTCAATCTTACGCACAGCGTCATTATCTTGATTGGACAGATGATATGATGGCAGAAAATAGAGAATGGCTGCGTAAGGATAATGAGTTTATGTGGGAAATTGAACAGATCAGAACAAATGGTCCAGATTTCCGTGAGAAACAAGGGGAATTAGAAGCGGCTGTTGGTGACATAACAGGGGCAACGGGTGGTGCCACACCTCCAACAGGAGGCGGTGCTAGTGTAGGTGCCGCACAAGCAGAGCTTGGTAAATTTAAGCCTGATGTACCACCAGAATTTGGCCCTGGGCCAGCAAAACCAGGCATGGTAGCTGGTGGAGAACGCCCACAAGCAACACAAGCCCCAGGCCCTACATAATAAATAAAAAATAAAGTAGATTTATGCTAGTTTTATGATATAATCTATATCGAAAAGGATAAATATCTATAAGATGAAGGATAAACTACCCACCAATACAGAGATTTGTGAGAATTATATGCAAATCTCTAATATTTCTACCGGATTTATTGAAATTCCTACCAAAATATCCCTAAATATCTATGTTCAGGGGTGTAAAATGCGTTGTACTGGGTGTCAAAACCCAGATTTACAGGCATTTGAGGGTGGAACCACCATAAAACTCTCTGATTTACCTAATATAATTAAAAATAGGTGCCTTCCAACATGGATTTGTTGGCTTGGCGGCGATGCGGTTTATCAACCAGACGGATTTCTTGCATTTAATTCATTTTTTAAGACCAATAATTATAATATTTGTCTTTATACAGGCAAATTGTTTTGTGAAATAGAACATTTACTAACGGATGTAGATATGGTTGTTGACGGTGCATGGGAAGGAAAGAAATTAGATGACGCTGGTACAAATCAGGGGATTTTTCTAAAAACTGATAAAAAGTGGGATAAAATTAGTTATAATCAACTAAAAGAAATAAAATAAGGTGCTGAGTATGGATTCAATATTTCATATTAATCGTGCAATAAATATAAATAAATATAGGAGGATTAATATGAAAGGAATATATAAAATTTATAACAAAATAACAGAGAAATATTACATAGGTAGTACTAATAGCTTAAATATGCGATGGAAATATCATTTAAGGTATTTAAAACAAAATAAACACTGGAATATACACCTTCAAAGAAGTTTTAACAAATATGGTATAGATAAGTTTGAATTTATAATTTTAGAAGTTATGCCACATACAGTTAATGAAATAGATTTATTAAACACAGAACAAAAATGGTTAGATACGGTATTTTTAGAGGATAAAGATAACGTATATAATATTTGTAAAATTAGTGGTAAACCACCAAGTAGATCAGGATCACATTACATTATGTCTGAAGAGCATAAACGAAAACTTGCACTACAAAGGGGATGGCACCATACAGATGAGACTAAACATAGGTTATCAATTTTACAAAAGGGAAGGAAAAACGAAAAGGCTGTTAAAGCTATGATAAAAGCATGGAAAGGAAAAAAACATTCTGAAGAATCAAAATTAAAAATGTCACTTTCTAGAAAAGGAAAGCCATGTTTAAAATTAAGAGGAAGAATTATTTCAGATAAATGTAAAATGATAAATAGATTAAGATGTTCTAAAGAAGTTAATCAAATATGTAAAAAAACTGGTAAAATAATAAAAAAATATAATTGTGCTAAAGATGCGGAAATAGAGCTAATAGGAAAAAAAAGCGGTGCAATAAGTGCTGTTTGTTTGGGTAAACAAAAAAGTGCTCATGGGTTTAAGTGGGAATATATAAATAAAAAGGTGGTGTAATTTGCTAATTCGTCAATCATTTGATCAACGGTTTGTTTTAAAACTTAAAGAAATAGAAGAAAAATACGGTTCAGAAATGATTCGTTTAGATGGTATTGGTCAAGATAAGTTAGATATTAATCAATTTGCAAAAGATTTTTTTAATACTAATATTATTTCAAATATATCTAGTGATGGTAATGCTAATGTTGATGATAATTCGGTATTAACCTTTGAACATGAATTTGGTAAATCCCTGCATAAGGTTAATGCATATTATCATATGTGGAATACTATGATTAAAGACAGTAATATAGGCATTAAAAGAGCTAATAAAATTCTTGAATTGTGTATTAATGGTTCGCTTAAAATTCATGATAATCATATGTGGATGAAGCCATATTGTTTTTCATTTTCTCTTGATGGATTAGTTACTAAGGGTCTTCCGTTTATTTCAAAAGTTAAAATTGGTCCACCTAAACATTTTAAATCATTTATTAACTTATTAGCACAACTTACTGCATTTATTAGTAATCAAATAGCCGGAGCCGCTGCATTTCCAGATTTGTTTATTTACATGGACTGGTATGCCCGTAAGGAATATGGTGAACAGTATCATAATAATGAAGTGGTAATGTCAACTATTAAAGAAGAATTACAATCAATGGTGTTCTCATGGAACTTTCCTTTTAGGGGTTCACAATCAGCGTTTGTAAATGTTAATCTTTATGATGATTATTTTCTAAAGGATTTATTTACATCAACAATATATCCTGATATGTCAACACCAAATTTTGATAGTATTAAAAAACTACAGGAATTCTATATGAAATGGTTTGTAAATGAATCTAAACACCAAACATTTACTTTCCCTGTAAACACAGCAACCTTCTACAAAAACGATCAAGGGGAAATTATGGATACTGCATTTCTTGATCTTGTTTCAGAATTGAATTGTGTCAATGGAACATTTAATATATTTACCGGTCCCTTGGGAGTATTGTCTTCTTGTTGTCGTCTTCGTAATGATACAAGAGATGCAAAGGAATACATGAACTCATTTGGTGCGGGAGGAACATCCATTGGATCACACCGTGTAGTTACAGTTAATCTTCCTCATATTGGATATGAATCAGAAGATGATGCTGATTATATGAAACGATTGGAATATAATGTCAGAGCAGCACAGGATATTCTTGATGTTCATAGAAAAATAATCACTGATAATATTAATCGTGGTAAATTGCCGTTATATACACATGGATTTATGAATTTAAATCGTCAGTTTTCTACTATAGGATTTATAGGAATAAACGAAGCCTGTCAATTACAAGGTTATGATATTATGGATGAACAGGGTTCAAAATTTGCAAGAGGAATTTTGGATAAAATTAATAAACTCAATTCAGACAGAACAGCGGTAGATGGGTTTATTCGTAATGTTGAGCAAATACCAGGGGAGTCCGCAGCAGTTAGTTTAGCCAAAAAGGATGCCTTGCTGTTTACAAACCACAAGTTTACTATGTACGGAAACCAGTATATTCCGTTATGGAAGAACGTTGATATTGAAGATAGAATTAATGCACAGGGAATGTTTGATAGTATGTGCGGCGGCGGAGCAATATGCCATATAAATTGTACAGATTCACTAGAAGCCAGTCAAATGAAGACTCTTATAGTGTCGGCTGCGAAGAAGGGGTGTATTTATTATGCTGTTAATATGGCACAATGCCGTTGTAAATCCTGTGGTAAACTGTTTATTGGTAAATTTGAGAAGTCACCATGCCATGATGCTGAAGTACATAAGTATCTTAGGGTTGTTGGGTTCTTAACACAAGTAGAAAACTGGATTCCAGAGCGTAGAGAGGAATATAAAATACGTCAATTTTATGGTGCTAATAAGTTTTAACACTAAATAATTAAAATAGGAGTGCCATATGGCAGTAACATTTAATATATCTAGTGGAAATCCAGTTGTATTTACCAGTCCATCAATAACAGTAACCTTCACTGACACCACTCCTGCATTGTGTGGTGTCAGTGCATGGGACTGGAAATTTAATAATACTACGGTTTCCACGACAGATTCATGGACTCATATGTTCTTTGGTCCACAATCATCTACAATGATTTTGAATGTTAGTACTAGTACTATTCCTGCTACTGCCAGTGATGTTGTAACTTTTGTTATAGAACCAGCATGGCCAACATATCCTTCCTTTAGGGTTTTACCAAGCAATAGCTTTTCGTTTACTCCAGGTTCTGGTGTAGCGGAAATAACGGCACAAAATACTTCACCGCAATTGATGACAGGAACACAATTCGTTTCATCCTTAACATATCTCTCTGGTATGGTTTTGGGTGTTCCAGAGATAACTGGGTTTAATATAACAACAGGAATAGAAACTGTTGTGGCACCAGCACTAGGATATCAGTGGTATTTTAATAGTGTTAATGTTGCAACAACAAGAGATTGGTCGTATCAATTTTTTGATCCTATGACAGGTAGTATTTCAACAGATATGACAAGTATGGCATTTAATGGTAGCGCATACTATACAAACAGTACTGAATTTAGTGGTGAGCCATCTATTTGGCAGACACTTTCTAGTGTTCCAGTATATACTGGGGTTCCAGGAGTATGTTCATTGCCACAACAAGTATTATCAATAAGTGCAGAACCTGAATTTCCACATTGTGATGATTACGAACCAATAACACCACAAGGAATTAGAGCAAGTACTACACTTAATCCAGTGGTTACAAGTTATGATCTTTTAGCAGAACGAATTAAAATGATGATGGGCTGGCCGATGACAAACATTGAGATTTGTGATGATCAAATAATGGATTTTATTAACCAATCGTGTGAGTGGTATTCTAAATATGCTGGTTTTTCTGAAGAATATCTGGTGTTTGATTCATCATTATATCAATGTGGTTATGGTGTTAAAATAGATAAAATATTAAATCATATTACTGATTTTTATTGTCCATATTCTGCGGCATCTAGTATGGTTTCTGGTCAGTATGTTGATTGTGATCTTAATAATTACCGTAAGGTTGTTGCGGTGTTTTCTGTTGATGCAGCGGGCGGTTCTGGTGGTGGTACAGAAGTATTATTTAATATGGATTATTTATTTGCTCAACAGGCATATTTTGGTGCAATGATGGGTGGCTTTGGATATGATATAACCACATGGCATATGCTTAAAGAGTGGATGGATTTACGTAAGAAGATGTTTGCAACAGAAATTTATGTAGAATTTAACCCTGCAACACAACTATTAAAATTGATACCGGAACCACAAAGTAGGGGGCGGTATGTTGGGGTAATTGGTTGTAGAATGGAAGCTTCTGCAAGAGAACTTGTGCAGGAACGCTGGGTTCAACGATATGCACTAGCATTAACGAAGATCGCTTTGGCCCATATTCGTGGTAAATTTGGTGGCGTCGTGTTATTTGGCGGTGGAAGTGTAAACGCTTCCGATTTAATGACACAAGGAACCGAAGAAAAAACAAAGTTAGAAGAAGAACTAATGAATGGGTATGGAGAGGCAGACCCTCCTATTTTCTTCTGCTCATAACTTGTTAATAATAACTTTAAGGAAATATACCAAAAAACAGTAAATATTTAAAACGTGGGGTATAATTTAAGGAGATACTATGAGAGATAAAGATACTATACGATTAGAACAATTGCTACAGGAAAAATATGATAGCCTTTATTCTGGAAAAATTGAAGAAGAAGGAGATACATCTTTAGGTGCTTCAGAAGATAAAGAAGATAAAGACGATAAAGAAGATACTAAAGAAAACTTTGGTAAAAAAGACGATTCGGACAAGGATTCAGACGATTCGGACAAGGATTCTGATGATGATTCCGATTCTGATGATTCCGATGAAGAGTCAGAAGATGGAGATTCAAAATCCAAGGGTGATGCAGGAATTCAAAGCAAAATAAAGCAACTACAGAAGCAATATAATGATCTTTTGGTTGATGCGTTTGAAAAGTATGCCGCAGAATGTATTGAAAACGCTCTTAATGGTGTTGAATCAAGTTTTGGCGAAAACATCACAGATATTCTTGATAGTGCACTACAAGAACTTAAGAGTAAGATCCTTGGTGATCTTGGCGTAGAAGACTCTGCTGTTGCTGTCGCCGGTGGCGGTATGGGAATGGGCGGTATGGGAGATGGCGATATGGGTGGTCTTGGCGGAATGGAAATTGATATTGGTGACGAACCAGATGTTAAGTTCGGTTCAAAAGTTGGAGGAATTCCAACAATGTCAACTGATGACGAAGATGATACAGAAGACGATGATGACGAAGTTGAAGAGTCAAATAAAATTAAACTTCCTAAAAAGACAAAACAAATAACAGAAGCCGTACGAGTTGCAAACTTTTACGGGTTTGTGTAAACAAAACATAACAACAAAAATTAAGCCTCTCTGAAAAGAGAGGCTTTTTTGTTTTAATAATTAGATATTATCTTGGGTATCTGGCAATAAACGTTTCTTTAGCAGCGTGAAGGACTTCACGAAATCTTTTTATAAGATCCTCTTTTAGTTGTGTGGGCGACATCCAATCTGCTTTTGGTCCACGAATTGGCATATTAACAATCAATGTTCCAGTAGGGCTTAACGCAGATTTCATTTCATCAAGAGAATTATTATACGCCTTTACAGGATCATCAGAATAAACCGCAACGTTAAGAACATTGCTGCCCATTACAACATCATTATTCTTAGTTAGTGTTCCTATATTTCCATATGAATCATAAGGAAAATAGGTGGCACCCAAATTTTCTATATGTTGTTTTACATGTTGATATGGACCAGATCCATAGTCCAGGACTTTATCTCCTTGTTTGACTACGGCCTTAAGTGCTGTGTTGTATACCTGCGTTGTTTTCCACGGTCTTGCTGTTTTACCGGCCTTTGTTACAAAATCATTCTCTAACATATATTCTTTAAACGTTATCATTTTAAATATTTACCTTAGTCCAACAGTATTTAATTGTTGTTGCCATTTGTCTATCCTGCCGCTTGCAGGTTCTGGTAGTTTACTTAACCATGTTTTAGACCAGTTTTTAGATTGTTCAACATCAAATCCTTTATAATCATCCTTAACCCATAGCCACTTATGGTGCCATATTTGGTCACCATGTCCCCGCCTAATTTTTCCATCAGGGTATGATATGGCAATATAATCTCCAGTAATGGGTTCTCTACTAGTATCAAAGTCTGGTGAGGAATCAAAACGTATTATTTTTCCTATTCTATTCCACATCAAACAATTATACTTGAAGTTTGGTGGTAGGTGTTTTAGTCCATACTGAATAATTTCATTAGGTATAACTTCGTTTGCATAGTCTTTATGAACGAATATTCGTTGACCAATATCCTTGCCAACCAGGTTTTTATATCTTTTTATCGTACTGCCAAGTAGAGTTTTTAAGGTTGTTTCGACTAAAAATCGTTTAAATGTAATCATTTTAAGTATTTAGTGCTATTAATTTTTATTTAGTGTGTAATTAACCCTACTAGAGTAAATATTTATGAGGAGATAATTAATGAGTGTTGTTTGTAAAATTTGTAATGAAATACAAAAGAGTTATATGGGATTATCAAAACATATAAAGTTTAAACATGGGTTGACTTCAGAAGATTATTATTTATCTCATATTAATAAAACCTCTGGTAGATGTATAGTTTGTAGTAAACCTGTAAAATTCAAGAATATACAATTAGGATATAATTCTACTTGTTCTCATAAATGTGGTTGTATATATACACGAGAAAGATTACGCCAAAATTATAATAAATTTAACGAGTTTAGAGATCGGGTATCTAAACACCGAAAAGAATGGTGGTCTTCCTTATCTGATGAGCAACGATTAAAGCAAATCGAAAAAAGTAAGTCAGCGTATAATGAATATATCAAAGGATTGACACCAGATGAACGAAGAGAACAGTTTGGGTGGTTAAATAAATTAAGCAATAAGGAGCGTGGTATATTTATCAGTAAAATGACTAAATCTATGAAGGCATGGTGGAATACCTCTTCGGATATACAAAAACAACAGATTTATACACAAAGAAGTATAACTAGAAGTAAGACATGTAATCATCTAAATTCTAGCGATCTTAATATTATAAAGGATTATTACTATTATAAACTTGAGGTTAGGAGATTAACTGAACAGACTTACAGTAAATATAAAAACATAATCAACCCAAACGGACATAAACGATCTCTTGGAAATCGTGGATATCAATTGGATCACATATTCAGCATAAGTTCTGGTTATCTCAAAAAAATATCACCAAAGATAATCGCATCTGTTCATAATTTGAGAATTATTCGAGGCAAAGATAACAATATAAAACAGAATAATTGTGATATTAATAAGGATGAATTGGTTAGATTATATGAAGAAAAACAAATATAAACAGGGAATATTTAAACCTAAAAATAAGCATAAATGTATAACTGATGTTTGCATATATAGGTCTGAGTTAGAGCTTACTTATATGAGATTTTTAGACTCTAATAGTAATATAGTTTCGTGGGGCTCAGAATCTGTGGTAATTCCATATATAAAACCAACCGATGGGAAATTACACAAGTATTTTATTGATTTTAACTTTACGATCAAAGACACCACAGGGACACTACATAAGTTTTTAGTAGAAGTTAAACCCGCCAAGCAGTGTAGTGCCCCAAATACAAATAATAGAAAAAATAAGATGAATCTTCTTCGTGAACAGATAACTTATGCCACAAACACCTCAAAATGGGCGCACGCAACAGAATGGGCCAAAACACATGGGTATAAGTTTATTATTGTTACAGAAAGAGATATCAAAAACTTAAAGAATTAGTAAATAATTATAACTGGAGTGTATTATCATATGAAACACATTAAAGCGCATAATGTTGGGTTTATGGCAGATAGGTGGAAACTTAAACTTATTAAGGAAAACACAGAATATTCACCATTAACGAGTTTGGATTTTGCTAAATTTCTACGGGAAAGGTATAAGGATAAGGTTAAGTTTATTACAATTAAACAAAAACATATTGATGAATTTATACAGAATAATCCAAATCTATCCCCTGAAACTTTACGTATGATCAATCTTAAAGCTGGAAGAAAATATTCAGATTGTTTTGGTCCTGCTACTCCGGTGAGTACACCTAGACGATACGAAGAACCAGAGTTTGGTGATGCCCCAGGTGATGATGATTATAGATCAGCAAGAAAAATGAATAGATATAGTACTCATTATAATGATCTTTCTTATTATAGAAATTCATATAGGCGGTAATACATGAAACATATTAAAGCGCATAATGTTGGGTTTTTAAGCGAGCAGTGGAACAGAAACATAAAAGAAGAAACCATACAGGATACTTCTGTGCAAAAAGATGTTCGCTTAACAGAGTTAAAGAAGTGGAACGATACAATGAGATTTGTTCAGAATCTTAAGCATGTTATTAGTGATGTTAATGCAACATTATTGCGTGATGACTCTGAAGTAGGAATTGAAGAGGCCATTAGTGGATTGGACGCCGCCCATAACATGTTAAATACATTTTTAATGATACAGGAGAAAAGGTAATGATTCAAAATGCACTAAAACTATTAGTTGAGCAACCAAACTATGATATTAATTTGGTTGTAGAAGAACAGGGTCCAAATAAAGAACGTAGAATGTTCTTTGAGGGTATCTTTATGAGAGCCAATCAGAAGAACAAGAATAATAGAGTTTATTCTTTGGATGAAATGATCCGTGAGGCTAACAGATATGATAAAGATATGATTAAGACTGGCCGTGCATTAGGTGAATTAAATCATCCAACCAGTGTTGAGATTAATCCTGAACGTGCATGTCATATGATAACAAAAATCAGTCAGGATAGAGAAAACTTTTACGGAAAGTCCAAGATACTAGAAACTCCAATGGGGCAGATTGTAAGAACCCTTATGTTAGATGGTGTAAAGCTTGGTGTTTCAAGTCGTGCTCTTGGAAAGCTACAGGAGAATGGTGATCATAATGACGTATCAGATTTTCGATTGATCTGTTGTGATGTTGTACACGATCCTTCAGTTGATACCGCTTTTGTAGAAGGTATTTTTGAGGCAAAACAATATATTCTCAAGTGCGACGGTACTGTTTGTGAGTTTGTAGAACGAACATATGACAATCTTAAAAATAGTCTTTGTTCCATGCCAAGGCACGGTGATGCAAAACAAGAGCAATTATCAAATGCTATAATACAATTTTTACAGGAGATAAAAAATGCATAACCATATACAAGCACACAAGGTTGGGTTTTTATCAGAGGATTTTAATACTATTTCTATTGGAGAACATATAAAGGGGATAAAGGCGTGGGTTGAAGACGCTGGGCGTGCTTACGAAGCAGGGAATATTAGATTGGCAAAAGCAATGCTGAAGAATATTGCAGAGGCAATAAATAAAATAAAATGAAAGATAAAGACACACATATATTAGAAGAAACATACCAAAAGATGTTATCTGAAAACTATGGTAAGCGTGTAGTACTAGATATGCGAGTTAATACACCACTTGGTAATATAAAACTACAGTTAGTATATGATAGAGAATGGCAGGAGTGGCAAATTTTAACTCTTAAACAAATAGGTACGGATGTTAACGGCAAACCAAGATTTAAGGCTATAGAGGATTTAATGGCTCCCGTTGCAGATAAGGAAGATGGTATAGGAACAATGAAAGCGATGATTAAACACATAGAGACAAATCCAACGGTATATTTTGAGGCGGCATTTAAAGATAAACCCACAACATTAAGTAGTCATTTCGGTAGGGTACAACAGGCAAATGAGCCCATTGATATATTTAAATATGTTAGCGATTGGGAAGAAGAAGGATATGCATTAGCATTAATATCACCAAATGATATTGTAGTTGATGCATATATTGATCCGTTTGATTATCCAGATATGATTTTATCAAAAAGCGGTGACGGGGCTAAAGTTATAGATGGTACACATAAAGATCATTGGATTAAATTTCATAGTGGTTCATTAGGAGAAAGAATAGGCAAGGATTGGGCAGGGAAAGACAAATAATGAATAAAAAGGATATACAATTATTATCAGAAGCATATCTTAACGAGAAGCCAGACCTACCCTCTGGAGAAATTGGTGCTCTTGCACAAACGGGTGTAGAAGAATTAGAAGATCCATCTCCAGAAGTTAGAGAACGACCATTACGCAGTAATATATTTAGCATAGTTAATAAAATGAACAAGGGTGATATTAAACGCAATCTTGGGTTTGAGGAATTAATAACATTACATTATACCGGAAATGGTATGGTGGCTGTATTCGAGCACGAAGATGGTAATGCATATAAATTTGAAATTACTATTGAAAAAGACCCCAAGATTATTGAAAGGATATAATGAAGAAGAGAGATATAGAATTATTGTGTGAGGCATATACTAATAAAGCCCAAATTAAAACATCAAATAATTATGGTGATTTTTCATTAACAGAACTAGAAAAAAATATAGTAGATGCTTATATTGGAAGAACATCCTTTTCAGAATTTTTAGAACACATAAAAACAGATGATGAAGAGTTATACAATGACATTATAAATAATATCGTTTTTATGAATATAAAAGACCCTGATACAAGTAATTATGCTACTAAATCATTTGTAAAAAAACACTAAAGGAGATGCAATGAAAATAATCAACGTAGGATTTATGACGGAATCTTGGGATGTTAAAAAGAAGTATCTTAAAGAAGATGAACAAACGGAAATGGAACTTAATGACCCAAGAAAAGAAGTTCCCCAGCCACAACCAGAAGCCAAGCCAGAAGATTACGATCCTATGAATGATAAAGAACTTATAGCTAAAATAAAATCTATGCTTTCTGAATATAAAAAGACCAAAGATAAGTCAATGGAACTTCCTATTTCGGAATTATTATCAAAGCTTTATGCTCCAGAAGCAAAAGAGATGGTAGATAGATTTGAAAACGACCGTATAAAGACAACAAGAGGAAATTACGGTAAATATATGCAGGTGCTTTCTTCACTAAAGGGATTTCATCGTGCTGCAATGGTGCTTGCACTTAGGGATGCTGGTGCAGGACGAGGATTAGTAGATGCCGTTAAGATTATAAAGGGAAACTAAGGTATAATAATGCCAGCACAAAGTAAAAAACAACAACGATTTATGGGAATGGTTCATTCTTGTAAGAAGAGTGGTAAGTGTGCATCAAAAGAGGTCGCTAAAACTGCTAAATCAATACCTGCAAAGGCAGCAAAGGATTTTGCAGAAACTAAACATAAGGGGCTACCTAAAAAGAAATTTAAAAACATAAAGGAAAGCACAATGAATAAACAGAAAAAGAGTATGGTAGAGTTTATTAACAATATATGTGAAAAGAACTATTCATCTGCAAGAAATAATCTTGCCGCTATTGTTGATGAAAAGGTTAAGGCAAAAATTAGGGAATTGGCAGTTAAAAAGACAGTTTCTTAATTTTGGACAAAAAAATACAAAAAAACATAAATAATTATGATTATTAAGGAGATGTACAATGATCAAGAAGTTTGAAGAAATTTTAAATGGTGTAGATAATAGTGTTCTCAATGAGAGCTCTAAAAAGGCTATAGTCGAAGCTTTTGAGGCTGCTGTTAATGATAAGGTTAATGCTAGATTAAAACTAGAGATTGATGATGCTGTAAAGGCTATTGATGAAAGTCATGCTGAAAAGCTTCAAAAACTTCTAGAGGCAATTGACGACGATCATACCAACAAGCTTAAAAAGGTTTTGGGTAAAGTAGATTCTGATTATGCTGAAAAGCTACAACAGGTTATCGAAAAGTACGAAAACATGGTTCAGAAGGAAGCTATCAGTTTCCGTGACCAGTTGACTACTGAAATGTCCAATTATATGGACATGTATCTTGATAAGATGCTTCCAAAAAAGCAGATTCAAGAGGCTGTTGAGAATACTCAGGCAAAGAAGATTGTAGATGCAGTTAAGCAGTTAGTATCAGTTGATGAAGATTTCATCTCTGACACAATTCGTGAAGCACTACAGGATGGTAAGGGTCGTATTGACGCACTTTCACAGGAGTTAAATGAGGCTGTAAAGACCAACATTCAGATTAACCAGGAACTTAAGAAGACCAAGGCTAATTTGGTATTGGAACAGATGACGGCTGATTTTGACAATAACAAACGTAAATATGTAATGAGGGTACTCGGAGAGAAGTCCCCTGAAGAAATCGAAGAAAATTTCGATTATGTAGTAGAGATGTTCGAGCGTGATGAGGCTGAAGAAGCAACAGTTCTTACTGAAAAGGCTAGTAAAGCGGTTCGATCCAAAGTGGTTGACACGCCTGCTTCCGAAAAACAAGAAGAACCCGTCATGGAATCCACACAAGCACAACGGTTTGATGCTGGTGTAAGCGGATATCTAAGTGTATTAAAGGAACAAGACAGATAAGTTTCTGTTAAGTTAAGTTGATTAAAAGGAGAATAAAATTCATGATTAAGCCAGGACCAAATTATATAAACAAAGACAGAGCAGCAGAGCTTGTCGAGAAGTGGGGTCAGATTCTTGACTATACTTCAGACAACGTTCGTGCTATCACAGACGATCATACTCGTCTAAACACGGCTATCCTTCTTGAAAACCAAGAGGGTTGGTGCCTTCGTGAAGCTAACGTAGCTTCTAATGGCGGTGTCTTCGGTTCATCCCTTGCGGGTCAACCAGGACAGGGCGGTGCAGTTGGTAATTCCGACTTCTATGCTCAGGGCGATGCCCGTTTGCCTAAAGTACTAATTCCTATGATTCGTCGTACGTTCCCAGAACTTATTACGAACGAAATCGTAGGCGTACAGCCAATGAGTGGACCAGTTGGACTTGCATTCGCATTGCGTTACAAGTACCAGAAGGCTTCTCTTGGTAACCCAGGTGCCGCAGGAACAGCACAAGCTTATTCTGACGGTACATCACAAGATCCACATCCTGCTGCCATGACAAATGGCCGTGGTGGTGCGGTTAACTTCACTGGTGTAGCAGGATGGGGTTCAGCACAGGACGAAATGGGTTATCAGAATCTTGATACCCGATTCACTGGTGCCTCTTCGGCAGCACTTAGCGGTCTAGGTTCTTCAGGTAGTGACTTTGACTTCATTGGTGAAGATAGTGGTGTTGCTGATATTCTTGCAAACTTCGAGTTTACATCCAACATTCCTCAGATGGAAATCTCTTTCGAGAAGACCGCTGTTGAAGCTGGTACTCGTAGGTTGGCAGCCAAGTGGTCAGTAGAACTTGAGCAGGATATTCGTAATATGAACGGTATTGATATTGATGCTGAATTGACGAATGCTATGTCATACGAAATTCAAGCAGAAATTGACCGTGAAATGATTATGCGTATGGTTCAAGTTGCTCTTAAGGCCGGTGCAGGTCAGGGTTACTCACTCTGGTATGCAGCATGTGCTGATGCTCGTTGGCTCGGTGAACGTAATCGTGACTTCTATGCCAAGATTATCGTTGAAGCTAACAGAGTCGCAATTCGTAATCGCAGAGGCGCAGCTAACTTCATCGTTGCTACCCCTCGTGTATGCGCTATGCTTGAAATGCTTCCTGAATTCAAGTTCATGGACGTTAATGGTAACGTAAACACCCAGCCAGTTGGTATCGCTAAAGTCGGTTCCGTTGGCGGAAGGTTTGCAGTTTATCGTGACACCAGGACTGAAGCTCAGACCATGGTTGGTAAGCGTGCATCTGAATTGGAATACGCACTACTTGGATATAAAGGTTCCGAGTACTACGACACTGGAATTATTTATTGCCCTTATATTCCAGTTATGATTCAGCGTACAATAGGTCCTAATGACTTCGCACCTCGTGTAGGCTTGCTTACACGTTACGGAGTAGTGGACAACCTTTTCGGGGCCGACTTGTACTATCATGTTGTGATCTGTAAGGGTCTTGGGGTTGCATTCGCACCAGGCCAGGCTCACACGTACCTCTAGAAAGTTACGGGTTAAACCGTATCTGGAGAGATTGAGACAATTAATTGGGCACCCCTTCGGGGGTGCCCAATTTTTTTGTACTTTATGGGTTGAAATATTATGATATTGGATAAATAATTAAAAGGAAATAATTATGCCGTATAAGAATATAGAAGATAGAAGAGAAGCCTCCAAAAGATCATATGAAAAACACAAAGAAAAAAAATTAGCCAACCAAAAGGATAAACGGGATGAAAATATAGAGGAATTTAGGGAAAAGAGCAAAGTATATTATAACGAAAATAAGGAAAGAATAAAAAAACAGTTTAGTAAACACTATTTTAAAAACAAAGAGTATTATGCAGAGAAGCACAAAGAATGGCGAGAGGATAACAAAGAAAAATTCAACGATTATTCTAGAGAATACGAAAGAAATAGATATGCTACTGATATACAATACAAATTAAAGAAGAATTGTAGGTGTAGAATGTATCATGCTCTTAATGGTGTAGCAGAAAAATCTGCCAATACGCTAGACCTCATCGGTTGCCCTATCGAACAACTTAAAGAACATCTGGAATCTCAATTCACAGAAGGTATGACATGGGATAATTATGGCGAGTGGCACATTGACCACAAGACTCCGTGCTGCTCATTCGATCTCACAGACCCAAAACAACAAAGAGAGTGTTTTAATTATAAAAATCTACAGCCTCTATGGGCAGTAGATAATCTTAGAAAAGGTGCTAAGTAATTTTATTAGACAAATCACATGTTAATCATATAAATACTTAAAGGAGATAAACTATGATACTCGTTGGCTTAGAACGTTGCCCAGGTTGTAAAATAATTCACGAGAAACACCCAGAAATACCATACGTAGAAGTACCTAGAATATCAGCAAATGCAGATAAAGATGTATTTGAAGTTAAGAAAGCATTGGGCCGCTTGGGAATTACGGAGTTTCCTGTTCTTCTTAATGATTCAATGAATAAAGTTCTTCCTTTAAAACTTATAGACCCAAATTTAAAATAGGAAATTCCAATATGAAAGATTTAGATACTAAAACACTATCAGAAATTTATGATATGTCAATTAATTCAAAACATTATGAGTCAAAACTTATAAATGAAAACATATCAGAATTTTCTGAATATTTAACAGAGGATATTGTTAGTGTTTTAGGACAAACTCTAGCATCACGAATAATAGGATTAGTTAAGCGTGATATTCCAACTTGCACTGAGGGCCCATGTTTACAGCGTCTAGAAAACATGGCAGAGGGTATTATAAACAACATAGAAATGCATGTGCGTAGTCCTATGATAACCAGAACACTAAATGATTATAAGGGCCTTCCAGCAGTAACAAAAGTTAAGGTTATTTATCAATTATTATCAACGGTAAATTAATATGAACATTGAACGGGCATATTTAAATTTTACCTCTCTGTCATTACCAACACAATGGCAACTAACAAAAGCAAAACGTCAATATCTCAAGGAACATAATACCTGTGCGGTTTGCGGTCATAATAAAGATCTTGAAGTACATCATATAGTTCCGGTACACATAGATTCATCTAAAGCTGTAGATCAAGATAATTTTATAACATTATGCGATCTAGGAAATAAAGGATGTCATTATGTATTTGGACATCTTAGAAATTTTAGAACATTATGGAATCCAAATATTGTAGAGTTTGCAGAAGTAGTACGTGCAATGCTTAACGCTTTGAATACCAGTCAAATATTGAAGGATTCATAGTATCAAATTTAATGGATGATCCAATTTTTCCCATTATCAAAGAACCAGTAGAGCTCTTCATATTATTAACACCAAACCAGGTGTCTTTAGGTATTTTAATAACCTTGCCGTCCAAACCCGACATAAAGAATTGGTTAAACTTGTATCCATCTTGGTGCTCATATGCGGTTACTATTCTAAAGTCTCCTACTACAGAAGTGAACATAAATAAGCAGCTATATCTAAAGAATGCATCAATTGTATTTCCCCAATATGACTTAATACAAATATTATCAACATTGTTTTTACTAAAAAGATCTGGAATGTGTTTACCAGTATCATCTATAAAAAACTTTTCATAAAAAACAGTTATTTTAGGTTCTTCATTCATCATCTTCCACATCACTTTCTGTAATAGTACTAGCATCTATTACGTCTTTGTTTTTCTCAAGAAATCGTTCTATTATTTCTTCTCTCGTAGCAATTAAAACGTTGTTAGTTGTGTTACCACCGCCAGGAAGTTGTTTCTTTGCTGTTATATCCATTTGTTTTATTTCTTTTGTGGCCTTTGCTTTTTTGTTTTGTATGTTTATTTTATTAAGAACTTCTGCGGCATTTGTAACAGACGTTAACAGGGTAGAAAACGCATCAAGCTCTTCTGGTTGGAATCCAGAAGCTATTGTTTGTTGTATGGATTCTACTATATCAATTCCAGATTCTATTAATCTACCAACTCTCTGCATTACAAAGTCATTTACATTATCATCTGTAATATCAAGCCTTTCGGCTGTTTGTGGTTGGTTTAATGTTGTAATAGATTCGTCGTTCTTAAGTTCCTGTAAAATTTTTTCTAGATCATCGTCAGGCATAATAACACTTCCTTTTAATTATTTATTAAAAGTTGTTGACTTATACACTAATTATGATATATTTATACAAATGATTGAACTAGATCTACATGGAGAGCGACATGAAGCTGCCCAGAAGCTTCTAGAACGCACTATTAATAGGTTGTGGGCATCTAATGATGAACTTAAAATAA